TTAACATCTGCCGTTTAGGAAGGAAAGCTCTTTCTTTATCTCTGAAATCCCTTAACTCAAAGGATAGTGTAGTTCTGTTATGAGAAGTCTTTTTAGCTATAAAGTATTTCAATGGCGGCAGCGATACCTTACTAGAGGAATTCAAATAAGGTGTAAATGTTCTAATATAAGTAACAGTAGCGCCTATAATATCCCCGTAGGCAAAAGCTAACTGACCAATATACTTATTAACATTAGCTAGTACTAGTTTTGGCCTTGGAGGCGCACCATCAGAAGAAAAAGATACTTCAGAAATCTGTATAGGGTACGGAACGTAGTCATTCCCACCAAAACTAACAGCTTTTATATTCGCTAGGTCAGTAGAGTCAGTCATAGTAGCTACTCTAAGTACACTACCAACTAGAGCCGGAACATTAGTAGAAGTTAAATCAATCTCAAAAAGCTCTACTAAACCTGGAACAGTAGAAGTTAGCACCGTCTGACTTACAGATAGTGTCCCTTCTCCTTGGTTATTTAGAAGCAATAATAAAGACATATTAAGCTACTGGTCTGGATAAAACTGTAAAAGTTCTAGCAGCTGCTTGATTGACTGGGGTAGCAGTAGTTCCTGAGCGTAGTCTTATATATCTAAAAGGCAATAGGTTAATAAAATCTACATTATAACCAGAGCTTACTGTTAAAGAACTATATGAGTTAATCTGAACACCGTAAGAGTCATAAACAATACCGAACCAGTTAGTATTATCTACTGAAACTTCTAATGTAAGAGCCGCAGCAGTCCAAGCAGCAGGAGAGATAAACCCAAGTAAATCAGTATTTAAAGTATCTAAAGAGCCTGAAACACTAGCACCAGATGCTATGGTCAATGTACCTGCAGTAGAATTAGATACATTTACAATAGGTAATGGATTAGAAGTACTAACTACATCGCCTACCGAGCCATCAGCTCCAGTAGCTAATTTCATAACCTGTAAATTACTGTCTGAGATAGTATCTACTGCTATCTTCTTGACAGTTCCGCTAGCATCTTTAATCTCAATGTATTCTAAAGCCATATCTATTTCCTAAATATCAAAAACTTGCATTAACTTACAGGAGATACTGAAGATACCATTCTTATTTAGAGTATTTCTAGTATAGCCTTCGTTGGTCATCCTGAACTTTAACTGTACTGACTCATTTGTAGGAGTCCAAGTTAGAATTCCCCATGAACCAACACTATCTAGTACGGACTCTACAGTATCTCTTTCAGCTAATGTTAAAGCTCCCCATTCAATAGCCCATGAAGCTACTTTAACATTAATACCATTAGGTGCTGTTTGTTGATAACCATCCCCAAACTGGGAGGAGATGGCTCTGAAACTAACAGACTTATCACTTGAGAGTGCTATTTTATTAGGTAAAGGCAAAGCTGTTGTAGTCATGTCTTATCCAAATTTAGTAGTTCTGTTAAGTGAGTTGCCTGGTCTAGCTGCTAATCCGATTTCTTGCTTAGCTATAGTTCTCATCATAGCTTCTGCAATTTTCTGTCCTGTATCTGCGGGCTTTTCGTCCTTAGAACTTTGAACAGTAACTGCTATATTATACACATTACCGCCCGATTGTCCAGTACTATCAGCAATTACACCGAGTTTACCTTTAGAATTTCTGGTTAAAGGTAAAATAGCTTCTGGTCCTGCTTCGCCCATTAAACCAGTACCTTTAGCAAATGGGAAAATAGTAGGTTTAGATACTACTGAACCTGAGTAAGCTGAGATACCTGAGCCTGAGAATACACCGCCATTAGCATTAGGCCATATTTTAGTAGCACCAGCTCCCCAGAAGTCTGTTCCAGATTTAGAAAAAGTATCTGTAAATGCAGCACTTTGACCACTACTAAACATATCACCAATCCCACCCATAGCCCAATTAGCTAAAGGTCTAATAACACTTCTCAAAGCAGCACTAGCCATTTCTTGAGCAATTAACTTCTGAATCTCGCCAATCATGGAAGTAATTAAACTAGAGAAAGCTTGTTTAGCTGTCATAGTACCGTTAGCAAAACCTGTGAAAGCATTAGTAAAGGAGTTATTAAAAGCATCCTCAAGTTTATTAGCCATAGCACTACCTTGAGTTTTTAAGTCTTCAAGATAGTTCTTAGATTTCTCTACTTCACGTTTAACTTTATCCGAGAGTTGAACACCAGTACCTTGTGATGTTAAAGCTTCTTGTTGTTTAGTCTGCAACTCCTCTAAATTTTTTTCCAATCTAGTTTTGGCATCATCAGATAGACTCCAAGCAGATAATTGAGATAAAGCGCCAGATTGAAATTGGTTATTTATTCTTTGTAACTTAGCTTCGTACTCAGTTATTAACTCATTACGTCTGGTTTCTATATCATTTAACTGTTCCTGTACAACAGCATTATCTTTCAAGGCATATAACTGTTTTAATCTACTAGCAGCCAACTCATCACCTTTATCGGCAGCAATAGATAATTGTAAAATATACGCACCATTAGTAGCTAAGAATTTCTGTTCAGCAGCATCAGCAGCTTCTACTGTGCTAATGGTAGTTCCAAAAGTCTTAGCATACTCAGCATTTATATTTGCTAAACTAGTTTGCAGCTCTCTTTCAGCATTAGTCTTTTCAATAATAGTCTTAGTAGCAAGTTTATTAGCATCAGTTTCAGCTTTAATTAACTCACCATTCAGCTTTTGAATCTTAACTTTATCTTTCTGAGCATAAGCTAACTGTAACTCTTGGTTCAGCATTTCTTTCTGAACAGCTAAATCAGTTTCCTGTAACTGCATCTTTTGAGAGAAGTAAGTCTCAATAGACATAGCATTTTGCTGATATAGAATATCTATATTAGTTAAAGCTATAGATACACTATTCTGTAATTCTAAAGCTGTATTTTTAACATCTTCAAGAGCAGCTTTATAAGCCTCTGGTATTTCCGGAGTAGTTACTTTCTTATTAGCATCTTTTATTAATTTAGCTTTTTGTGTATCTAAATCAGCCAAAAACTGGTTTAATTTGGAAAGTTTATCGGCAGCGTATATCTTCTGGTCTTCAGTCCCGGAGATTGCTAAAGCTTCTAATGACTTTATTTCTTTTTTAGCCGCTTCTATTTTATCTCCATAAGTATTAGTAAACTCTTGTATAGCCCCTTCAGTTGTCTTGCCTTGTGCTTTCAAGGCATTTTCCCTAGCTTTAGCTATATCGGCTTCTAAGTTTACACCATTCAGGACTATGGCTTTTCTAGCCTCTTCATCAGCTTTTAAAATCTCTAACCTAGAAGCGTCTATTGTTTTTGTTATAAGTTCTTTCTGAAAAGATATAGCTTTATTAAGGTCTTCTAAAGCTGCTTCTTTAGCTATGATTCCTCTCTCTTCCCCAACATAAACTGTAGAAGCTTCTGTTGAATTTACCCTACCCAGTTCTTTTCTTAAATCAGCGTATTGTTTTCTCGCATCCTGAACAGACTTAGAAGCTTCTACTCTAATTCCTAATGGTTTAGCTGTATCACTAAGAGTTTTTTGGTCTGTAAATTCCTTCTGCCTAGCAATAGCTTGCTCATAAATGGAAGCTTGTTCTCTACCTATATTAAGTAAAGCAGTAGCCGCAGTACCTATAGCAGTAAGAACAGCATTACCACCTAATGATAGTAAGGACATTTTTAAAGCTTTAGAATTGCTTATAGCCTTCATTAGAGCAACAATTAGGACACTTTCTATAACATAGGAAACTTGCTTTAGGGTTTCGCCGAAATTATTAGCACCTGTCACAGCACCTGTAAGTGTATTTGCTATATCTGTTATTAACTTAACAGCATCATTCAAAGCACCAGATGAGGTATTATAAATAGCTTCCCCTAACAAAGTGAAACTATTTTGCATACGTCCTACATTTGCATTAAAACCCTGACTAGCTACAGCAAAAGAAGCAGCAAATCTATCCTTTAAGAATATAGTGAAATTAAGCATAGTATCTTGTGCAAATACTGTACCTTGTTTCATTGCTTGCACTAATTCCTGTGTACTTTTATAAGCTGAAGCATTAGCTTTTTGAAATGAAGCAAAAGCACCTGGGAGTAAGTTACCTAACTGTTTGACCAACTCCTCTGACTGTACTTTAGACTTATTAAATATCTGTGCTAAAGCATTAAAAATATGTGTTGCTTGGTCGGTTGACAGGTGTAAGGCAGTTATCACCGTATTCATATTAGTGAACATCTGCCAAGTCTCTTTTAAAGATACGCCTGATAAACTTGTAGAAGCTTGAAAATTTCTAAAAGATTCTCTTAAAGAGTTAATACCAATACCTGTTCTAGTTGCCTCCTCATTTAAAGCTGCTAAAGCTGAACCCATCCCTGCTTCAGAACCAATGGTAGACATTAAACTAGCTTTAGTAGACTCTAACTCTATCCCAATCTTGGGAATTGCTTGTAAAGAGTTTAATATTGTATTTATACTTGCATTATAAATTCTATATATACCAATAACTTCTAGGATATGTGTGCCTAGACTTCTATGGCTTTTACTAGTCTGTTCTGCAGCATTTTTATTATTTTCTAAGGCTTTAGTATTATTAGCTATAGCTTTAGTATTAGTATCTATAGCCGGTGTCACCACAGTATTAAAACTATTAGCCCACTCTTTCTCAGCTTTAGCTCTTCTATTTAAGAAAGCTCTAGTTTCTGCTTCTTGTAAAGTTTGCGCTCTAGCATCAGCAGGTGCTTGTGCAGCGGCTCTATTACCACCAACAGTACCCATAGCAAAAGGTACATAACCTCTATCATCTCTACTCGCTTGTGGTGCGCCAATACCAAAAGCAGCTTCTGCATTAGCTTTTCTAGCAGCTAGAAGTCTTTTATATTCTTTATCCTCTGTTACTATTAAAGCATCTACTGTTTGCTTAATTAAAGCATTTTGGACTTCCTGAGACTTCTTGGCAGCAGCTATTTGGATATCGGTTAAAGCTTTCTCTCTATCTTCTACAAGTTTTACTCGTCTAGCAGAGGTTTCTGCAAGTTTCTTCTCGACTAGATTAAAATCTGCTACTTCTTGTTTTGCTTTAGCTATACGTTCATCAGTTAATTCATTTAACTTAACAGTAGCATCTTTATAACTAGCATATAGTTTATTGATATAAGTGTTTTTAGTAGCAGCAGTTATATCTTGGTCGATAAACTTCTGCTTTACGGCAGCTAGGTCTTCTTGTAACTTTTCTTCAAGTTTTCTTTGTTTAGAAGCTGACTCTAGTTTAATAGCTGTGATACTATTTTCGCCTTCACGGATTAAAGCTAGTTCTAAGTTAAGGGACTCTTTTAACCTAGTAGTACGTTTTGCTAAGTCTTCTTCAAAACCTTTTTGACGGCTTTTTGCAATTCTGGCAGCTTCAGCATCTATATTCTTAGTAACTTCAATAAAACTACTAGATAATTTAGTAGTCTCGTCTTCTGAGAATTTTGCTTTAGCAGACTTAAAAGCTTTATC